CGCGGAAACCCTTAAATTCGAAGGCAGGGCGAGCCGGCGCCTGGCCAGATGCAGGCCAACTCCCCGCGAGCGCCAGGATAGCCATAAAGACTACGGCGATGATCACCCAAGCGCCAAACCGCTCAATGCTCCACTTCCTCATCATCGCCCTCATCCCTCGCGCCCTGCACGATGGCATATTCGGCGAAGGGCAGCACTTCCGCAAGCAGCGTCAGATCGCAATCCAACGCCCCACCCATTGCCATCACGGCGCCGAAATCCAGCCCCGCCGGCTCGCTGACCATCGTCATGCCCATGCCGACTTGCATCGGGTGAAGCTGGTAGCGAAGCTGGCTGCTGCACAGGTCTAGGACCCGCCAGACTTCTTCGCCGGCGTCGGTTTGCGGCGCTTCGACGGTGTAGGGGCATTTTTCGCAGCGCTCGCCGTCCGCCTTGCCGCACGTTTGCTGGCAGTAGCGCTCGCCCCGGTCGCCGCCCCCCCAGTGCCATTTGGCGAGACGGCAAAGCCGTTTTTTTCCGCGCTCTGCCTGGCGAAGGGCAGGACATAGGCGCGATCAGCCGCGGCGAAGAAATCCGGGTCGGCAAGCACCAGTTCCACCGTCTCGGGCGTGACCGGGATCGGCACCTCGGTCGCATCGTCGACCACGCCTTCCCAGGCGACGATCCCGCGCCGGATCACCTCATAGGAATAGGCGTCGCCGATCTCTTCGGCATCGCCCTCGGCCGACAGCACCTTGCTGCCCGCCGCCTTGCCGGCGCGCACTGCCGGCAAGGCCACCGGGGCGAACTGAACCCGCACCCCGGGCATCAGGAAGGGGCGCGGGTCCTTCTTGTCGGTACTGGGGATGGTTCCCAGCCACTTGTCGACGCGCGGCCCGACCCTAAGCATAGAGGCTCGCGGCCTGGTCGTTGATCAGCGTCGCCGTCATGGCGTGGGCGAGCTGGCCCGAGGCCTGCCAGTTGAACGTCGCCTGCAACCCGGCCGGCCCGGTGATCGGCCGCTTGGTGCGGGGCAGGAACACGCGCGGCATGTCGAAGATCAGCGAATGCGCGTCGCGTACCCAGCCATAGCTGAGATCGATCGGCGTGCGCGCCGTCGCAGCGTCGTACAACGTCTGGTCGCCGAACCGCGCGGTCACGTCGCCCGATGCCATGAACTTGGCCGGATCGGCCCCGGCGATGCGCATATCGCGCCGGATCACCTCGACCTTGTCGAGATTGTTGCTCGCGGCGAGGTTGGCCGAGACGATGTCGGCAAGTTCCGTGCCGTCCTTGCGGATCGATCCGGTCGCCTGGGCGAAGCGGAACACGCTCGCTGTGGCTTCGCTGGCGTCCGCCGGCGTGGCGGTCGCCGCCAGCTCGCCCTGGCAGATCAGCGACATGGTGGCGTTGAGCAGGCCCGAGCGCGACAGCGCGATCTTCATCGTGTTCGAGCAGCAGCCGAAGTTCATGTAATATTTGGCCAGGTCGGACAGCCCGACTTCCAGCGACATGCTCGGCAGCGAGGCGGCACCCGAGGTGAAGACATGGGCATTGGTGCCGCCAGTCAGCGTCGCCGTGGCGACCGTGGCGTGCGAATTGGCCGAGGCGACGACCGTGTAGGCGTTGCCGGTCGGGCCGGCCGTATCGAACACGATGCGCAGCTTGGTGCCGCCGACCGCCGAATAGGTCGCCGCAGCGATGCCCGCCACGCCGCTGGCGTTGAGCGCGACCACCGCCGCGGCGAGGGTTGCGCCGAGATTGGCGCCGATCTGGATCTGGTTGCCGCTCGGCGCGCCCGCGACGAAGGTCCACACCGTGGCGGCGAGCGTGATGGTCGATGTGTCGGCCGGCTGGGCGGTGAAGACGAAATCGGCCGTTGCCGCGCCCGAGGCGGTCGTGACGGGGTCGCCGAACATGCTCTTGAGCCAGAAGCCGAACAGGCGGCTGTCGACCGGCACCACGACGTCGCCATCATTGGTGATGACGTCGTCGGTCGGGTCCTGCGACTCGCGGCCCATGCCGAGCAGATCGTCCTCGATCAGGCCCTGTTCCTCGCCGAGGTTCGACGAGACGAACGGCAGGCGCAGCAGCTCTGCGGGGGGCGTGCCGTAAACCGTCTCAAATGCGCCGCCCATGAGGGCATTGGCGCCACGTGCGCGGACCATGGTGGTTCTCCTTTTGGTGTCAGTTCAGCGGGTCGGGGGTCGAATAGTTGGCGATCACGTCGAAGACGCCCCAGCTCTGGGTCGCGGCGCCCTTGACCGGCGTGTCGTCTTCATCAGCGGCGGATACCTCCACCCAGTCGCAGAGACCGCCGAGAGTGCGATCAGCCGCGATCGCTGCGCCATAGGCACCCATCATCGTGTCGAGCACCGCGGACTGGTCCGGCGTGCCCGGAGGCGGTGCCATCTCTATCGGGAAACGGTGCGCGTAATTGTAGCTGAGCGGTGAGAGATCAACCTCGGGCTCGCCCGGATCGCCGGGGTGACCGATTACGGTACCGCCCAGGCCGATCGTGCGCACCGAGGTGTCCCCGTCGAAGCCGCGAATATCCGCTGCGGGCAAGGTTGCCGAGGCCAGCGCCTTGAGCCCGAGCAGCACGTCGCGACGGCGCGACATCAGCCCGGGAGCCTGCGCGACAGCGCATCGCCGAAGCGTGCCGAGGCCTTGTTGGCCGCACCGACCACGTCAAGCACCTTGGCGACGCGCACGCTGCGCACGAAGACGAACATCAGCACGAATTTGATCTCCCGGCCGGCCGCGACGCGCCCCTTGGTCGCCCGGCGCAAGCCGGGGCGCCTGGCGCTGCGCGCGGCCACCGCATTGACGAACCCGAGCAGCGTCCCGCGCTTGCCGCGACGAATGATCAGGTCCTGGTTGAAACTGGTCTCGACCTCGAACGGCGACATGCGCGCCGATGCGCCACGGCGCCCACCACGTCGCGGCACGTTCGCGGTCGGGATCGCGAGATATTTGAGGCCGGCCAGCGGGACGATCGTCGCCCCTTCGGCGTAGGCCGAGATGATGTTCGGCGCCTTCGACCAGACATAGCCGGCCGGGTCGAGGCTGGCGCCGCCCTTGGGATAGGTTTCGCCGCGCCAGGTGTTGGCCAGCTTGTTGCCGAGACCTGCGCCGCGCACCTGGTCGCGCAGGCCCAGCTTCAGGTCTGTCACTGCGTCGCGCATCGCGCCCGTCGCGGCGACCGAAATGTCAGTTTTCGCCGCCAGCAAGGCTTCGATCAGGCCGTCAACGCCAACCGTGACCTGCATCGCTCAGGCAGCGACGACCGGGCAATCCCAGACGCCCTTCACATCGAGCGACGGCTCTTCGACGATGCGAAAGGTACCGCCGGCCGGTGTCACGATGTCGCCGATGACCGGCGCCGCGACTTCCCAGCTCCTGACGCGGAAGATCGTCGCGCGCGTACGGAACTCAGATAGCGATAGCCGCGCGTCATCATCCTCGACGCGCCGCCTGATCCGCACGGGCTCCGCATGGCCGGTCCAGCCGGCATCCTCCCCGAACGTCGCAAAGGTCCGGTCGACCATCGCCTTGCGCAGTTCGGGGAAAGACATCGGTGAGGGTCAGCTGACGATGATGCCCGCGCCTTCCAGCGCGGTGATGATCGCGTTGACCTTGGTGACGATCGAGGCAAACCGCGTATCGACATCGGCTTTGGACGCGGCATTGCTGCCGGTGCCGTCTACACCGGTGACCGCCGCCAGCGACAGATCGGTGATCGCGCCGAGCGCCGCGGCCAGCCGCGGGACGAGCACTACCTTCGACGAGGTCGCCGTGGTCACCTTGGTTTCGACGATGATACCGATCGCGGTGTTGCCGGTCGCCGTTTTCGTGGTGCGCTTGTTGGTGTCATCCCAATAGACGACATCGCCCACCGCCTGGCCCTGCGTCGAAGCATGGGCAAGCGCGGTGAAGGTCCACACACCCTCGCGCCAACCGGCGAAGGGCGCACCTTCCGCCGCAGTGACAGCCGCCACCACGAACAGGCCGCCGAGCAGATAACCAACGCCGGAAACGACGCCGCCCGACGGGGCCACAAGGTCGAGCGCATGCCCGTCCTGAACGAAATTGTTCATTGTCTTTCTCCAGATTGGCCCGCCCGGTCACCCGGGCGGGCACAGATCGCTGTGTGGTGGTGGGTCAGGCGCCAGCGTTGGTCGCCGCCGAGCGCCAGTTCAGCGCGCCGACACCATAGTCGTGCCTGATCTTGAACTCGGTGCCGTCGACCCGCCAGCCCTCGCGCATCTCGGTGTAAGGCTCCTGATTGCCATTCAGGAACACGACCTCGATCGCGGGAGCGACGCTCGGATCGGCGAAATTGTACCAGCGCGTGCCGGACAGGCGCGCGGTGTCGACGACGTCCGAATAGATGTTGCGCACCATGTTGAAGCGCTGGAGCTTGCTCGCCGTATCCGGATCGAATTCCGAATTCACGGTGACGCGCACCGCACCACCCAGGGTGAGCGGACCCAGCCAGATCGCCGGCTTGATGTCGAGGATCTCGTGGCCGCTGACATCGGTCTGCGACGCCATCAGCTGGCGCATCAGGTCGATGCTCGTGACACCCGGCGCCGCAGCCGTGCCGATATTGTGGTGCGCCGCGTCGAACAAGGGAAGTCCGTCGTTCATCAGGGGGCCGAGGCCACCATTCAGTGCGAGCAAGGCGTAAACGTCCTTTTCGACGCTGAGCTTTGCCGCGCGGGCGAGGTCGACCGTGATCGAACTGAACGCCGACATGTCGTCATTGACGATCGCCTGCCGGGTCAGGGCAACGATATTGCCCTTGGTCTTCGCCGAGATAGATTCCTTGGCGGCGTCCGGGATCGCCTTGTTCTTGAACTCGCCGTCTTCCAGCACATCGTCCAGCGCCCCGAAGGTGCCGCGCAGATAACGCGGGTGCGGGCGGAAATCCGTCACGCTTCCGACGCCGGTGAAGCGGCGCCAGGTGTCCGGCGTGGTGAGATAGGCGGCCTGCAGCGTCTTGTGCATGACGTTTTCGAGCAGCAGCGGGAAATCGCTGGTCGACTGCATCGGCCCACTGCGCAACGCCAGCGCCTGGCCGACAATCACATCGCGATCGTAGCTGTCGACCCGCTGGCCGGCCCGCTCCAGCGACATGCGCGCCAGCTCTACGTTGCGGATGCCGCGGAACTCGCCCGGATCGAGATCGATCTTCTCTCCGCGGAGCGTCGCCGCGGCGCGCACCATGTCGGCGAGGCCGGCGCGGAGGAGGATCGCGTTCGTCGCGCCGGCGACGAACTTGTCCCGGGCATCCTGACCGACCTCGATCGGCCGGCCTCCGGTCGAAATCCCACCCGTGGCAGTACGCTGGGCGTCGACGATTGCGGTGAGCAGCGCGGTACGCGCGCCCTCCTGGCTGATCTCGCCCTTTTCGTTCTGGGCGATCAGCTCCTGCGCACGGGTAACGACCGTGTCGCCGAACGCGCGCGCCTGGTCGACCAGCGCAAGGGCGCTGCTCCCCGTGAAGCGAGCGATCGACGGCTGAACAGCCGGACGATGGGTGTCGGAACGCTCGCCGCCGTTTTCGGGGACGAGATCGATGGTGGTGTCAGCCGCACCAGCGGCGTCGTTATCCTGCGGCATAGCGCGGTTCTCCATGATGGTG